AGAAGACAGTGGTGAACTTCTCAAATAGTTCGCAGTCCATACCGTCTTCCATGACGTGCCCGCGATGAGCTCTGAATCCGTTGAGTTCAAGGTGCCCCATCGCACATACGCTACGTGAAGCTTTAATAGATGCGACAGTATCTTGATAATTTTCTGCATTAATCCAAGGAATAAAAAGTATATTTAATCCACCAATCTTAATTTCACTTACGCTACTGTAAGTTTTAATATTGGAGTAAGTTTGTAAAAGAAGTCCTGGTGAGTTGACATCATTGGTATTTTTATAATAACAATCATGATTACCGATAATCATATGAGTCTCATACTTGGAAAGAGGATCGAATACGACTCTCTTCGCCCACTCTAGCGATTGATAATCAATTGATTTGCGACTATCAAAAGCATCACCCATGTGAATCACTGCTTCTACGTTGTGCTCTTCAAGAGAAGGAAAGAAAACATTTTTGTAAAATTGTTCGAAATAATCATGAAGGTGCTTGGAACCTTTCCTTGCCCCATAATGAGTGTCACAAATTAAACCAACCTTCACTTTTGATGTCTCCTGCTATTTTCTTGTGCGGTTTTCATAAGATGTTCTTCGTGAGTAATGATTTGGAGATTATTTGGATGGTGCAGTCCACCCTCACACAATGGAATTATGTGGTCTACATCATACTGCATCCCAGTAGTAAAAGTCAAGTGCTGTGCTTCCTGATATATGTCCTGAATTTGATGAAGTTCTTCTTCAGTGATTTCTATTGATATTCCTTGTTTTAATCTAGCAAATCTTCTTCTTTGCTTTTCGCAATTTACTGCTTTACCTCTTTCGGATTTAGCATATTTTCTTTTAATAGAATTAACTAGTTCTCTATTATTTTCATAATATTGTTGCCTTTTCTCCTTCGTTCTATAAGGTTTCATTAACTCCTCATTATTGAGTTTTTCTAAACCTCTGGATATAGCGCAGGGAGCACATCCGTAACTAACAACATACTTTTCATAACTACCACAATACTTACAAGCAGTAGAACCGACATAAGTTTTTTTACCTTCGGCAATTGCTTTCTCACGAGCAGCACTTTTTTGAGTATACCCCCTTGCCGCAGCAGCCTCCCTATTTTTGCGAAGATTTTCTGCCTTTATTTTTTTGCGTTCTTCGGGGGTATACTTTGCCTTAGTCATTCCCTTTCTAAATCCATAGTATCATAATTATTTATAACATTTTGGATTTAGAAAAAGCATCAGCGATTCTTGTATTGGATATTATCTTTGATACTATTATAGTCTGAACTATGCCCCGAAAGCAAGCTGTCATCAACCATCATGACTTCATCAAAACCAGTGCGTTCGATGATCTTTGTTTTAATATCCAATTGCTTCTTCTCTTTCTGAATTCGACGTAGAAAGGCGTAGTGAATAATCTGCGTAAAGTAAGCAAACGGATTCTTTGACTTCTCTGGATCGAAATTGTGAATGTATTGAACGCAATTTTCGATTCCATCAGAAATCATGTCCTCGCGGAACATATAATTGACAAAATTCGGTTTATAAGAAAGGTGAGTTGCAATCTTCAGAAAGCAATCCCCAAGATAATTTGTAATCGGTGGTTTTCCTTCCCAGTGCTTTGAGCGATCTTCTTTCAGGGGAGGACGACCATTTCTTTTAATGAAATCTGCTTCTACTTTAGATCTATAAACAATCAGTGCTTCTAGCAACTCTTTGTTATTGACGTAATGTTCTGTCTTCTTTTTAGGCATAGCATTTTTTTCATAAAATAAAGTTATAAGTATTATACCACACTTTCAGGACTTGACAACATGATGAATTATGAGTAGAATACCTTTGTTAGGGTTAAAGAGACAGCTTTAGCTTTCTTTAGTATCTTCTATATTATTATAGAGATTCTCTAGAGATTTCCTTGCTTCCTCTACCGATGAAACATAACCAATTGTAGTAGAGATGTCTACTTGATGAGAATCTTCAATAGTTTCATCACCTTCCCCTTCCAAGTATTTGGTGTATATATCGATTAACTTATTATCTTTAGATTCAGTCATAGTAACGACTTTGTCATATCTGATTACAAAAATATCATCGGTAGAGAGTTCTATCCATGGTTTAATTTTTATAATAGTATTTCCGTTATGGTGAAAAGTTTTTATCACCACGGGACTTTGTAAGATAATAACCGGATCATCATTATTTTCATCAATGGAAACTAATGAAAATATTTCCTCACCTGTTGTAAGTTTTATAATAGAGTAAAACTCTTCTCCCATTAGTTCTTTAGCGGTATGTTTACAATATCGTAGTTAAAATTCTCTTCGTTATAAACTTTAATTCTTTCTATTAGATGATTAAGTGTGTAGTTTCTCCTGGTCTTGTAGGAAATGTCGTCAGCAATGTCATAGAGAGTTGCCTTTGTCTTGTTATTTCCTTTCCTGAGCACGCGACCAATAGATTGGAGATTCCGAATTCTAGATTTGGATGGAGAAGCAAAAATAACATTATGGAGATTCTTAATGTTAATTCCTGTACTGAATGTTCCGTATGAAGCGACGATAATCGCGTTGTTTTCTTTTTCAGTGATTTCTCTTACTTTTTCTCGATCCTCTGTTGCCACACCTCCATGTACGAAGAATACATGACGATCCTCTACACTACCATTATTTATTAATTCGAATAGTGGTTGACCGTGTCCTTCAACTCTGGAGAAAAGAATTAAAGTATTTCCTTTTAAATCAAGAGCAAGATTTCTGATAAACTTATTGCGTCTTTCGTGATTAATAATATACTGAACTTCGTCTTCAAACGTTTCAAACTTATGTGCTGGGTGTTTCAATAGAAGCACATTGATATCCAATGTGGCAACGTGTCCCTTTGCCATCAGTTCTTCCGTTCTGATGATCTTATAAGATGGACCAAAGAGACCTTCCAGTACCCATTTGTGAGTTTGTGTCCCGTCTAAAGTACCGGTGAAACCATAACGATACTTTGCATCCGAGAGTTTTGACATTATAGATATTAATGACTTACTTTTGAACTGGTGTGCCTCATCCCCAACAACAACATTAAAACGTTCAAAATACTTTCGGGGGAGTTTGTAGATGGACTGCCAGGTAGTGATTATCACTTGGGAATCAGTTTCCCTTTCTCTACCAGCGTATATTTTGTGGCAATATGAACCTACATCCCAACCATAGTCTGCAAAATCTTTATACATCTGTTCTACTAGGGAAGTCGTCGGAACGACTATCAGAGTATTTCGTCCTCTCTCAACGTGATATCTCACAATCGAGTATATCATCAGAGACTTTCCAGAAGCAGTTGGGGATATCAACAACTTTCTATTATGTTTTAGGGCGTCGTATACTCCCTCTACTTGATAATCGCGTGGAGCGTACTTGCTGATCGAAGTGATATAATCCTTTACACCTTCCTTACAAATTCCAGGATTTGTTTCAAAAGGAAGACCGTAATACTTATTCTCACGGAACTCATAAGTATACCCGTGATTATCACAGAATTTTGTAACCTTATCCAACAACCCGACGTATATCTCTCCAGTCTGGGTATTGAATAGGCGAATTTTTCCGTCCCAGTACTTGTTACGATACTGGGGCATAAACTTTGCACCTGGTACATCAAAGGTAAATTGGTCTGCTAACTCGTAGTAGACGTGTGGTTCTGCTTCAACCTTTAGATATACTTCGTTCTTTTTAGAAATAATCAAATGAGACATAACCCATAAGTTTCACCTATGGGTATTTATTGTCTTAACTAAACCCTGCCTGGAACTTATTCCACTCAATTGCGTTCTTGATTTGGAAAGTTCTGTTGGATACAGTCTTGATAATCTCTTCCAGAAACTTTAACATAATGTCGTAGTATCTGATTTTAAGATCTATTTTATTCAATCTCTCATCGGCATCCATATGCCTTTGTAATGCCTCTTTATCTCTTACTTTATATGGGAATGGTTCTTCTTCGTAAACCTCTGCTGGTGCCTTTCCAGAGTAGTAATTGTATCTTTCCAATCTAACTCTGTTGTAAGTTTCTCTTGCTTTTTCGCGCAACAAAGTAATCGTATTATAAAGAGTATAATACTTTGCGTGAAGTTGTGGAATTTTTAAAGATTCATCATGTAAATTGTCAGGATCTATAACAGAATCTCTCTGCCACATCTCCTGAATCTCATCAAGATTCATAAAGGATTGCCTTTGGGATCAAGGATATTGTAGATAGTATACTTGAAAGTCACCTCTGCTGTAAAGTAGTTGATATCGTTGTCGGATGCTGTAAAATCTAGGGATGTGAGTGAAGTTGGAAACAGATCCTTAAATTTTACC